ACGATGCGTACTCTGTCCGGCTGATCGGAAGAATCAGTCGGTCAATACTGTTTCCCGAACTGTCTGTTGTTCGGATGTACGTGTCGAGCATGACGATGTTGTTGTTGATATTGTAGTCAGAAAATTGGTAGGTGCTCAGGCCCTGAGTGAGTGGGATCGATTTTTGGTTCACCATCCACAGATTAACGCCTTGCGAGGACCACCGGCCAAGCAAGAGGTTGGCCGCCATGCGGGCCGACTCCATGTGTTCCTGCAAAATCTCCGTGTTGCGAATGCCGCAGAGATTGAAGGCGTATAGGGTCAGTTCGCCAAGCGAGGGGTTATAGGCGTACGTCCCGCTCGAGGTCATATCAATTCCTTAAGACATAGCCTCTTGGGCGATGATGCTGGCGCCAATGTTGCCCGAGAAACTCGCCGGAGTAGTGATTGCTACCGTGAGGATGTCGGGCTGATTTCCCTGAACGTTGTTGTAGAGGGGGAAGAAGTTGGACAAGTCAAAGTTCTGCAAGCCGCCAGATGGCAGCGGAGTGTCATACACCACCTCGCCCCCGGACAGTGCTGTCGCGCTTATGTCACGCTCCACGAAGCTGTTGATAGACCCCAGCGAATACATCGTCGCAAAGGACGCGCCCGTCAGGGTCACGGGCGACGAGTACGTCGACGCGATCAGTTCCAGCGTGCAGTTGGCGCTCGAGTAGATGTTGAGCGTCTGGGGCAGGATCTGGCCGCGGTCGATCACGCCGAGAATGTAGTTGCCGCCATTGGCTGGGAGGATTGGCATTGGCCCACCCTGTACATTGTCCACAACAGTCAGGGCGCTGGTGGTATTGGCCGTGATGCGGCCCACAGACCCTTGGCCAGTCTGGTAGGTGACAGTCCCGCCGACTGCGCCAGTTGTGATGCCGCTGCCGGCAATTGTGAATGTGCCCGCCGATACGGCCGTAATCTGCCACGTACCGTTGACTGTGGTGTTCCCGGTGGCCCCAGCAATCGTCACAAAGCGCCCGACCGTCAGGTAGTTGGGATTGGCCGTCGTGGTAATAACGGCCGAGCCGGCGCTGGCGGCGACCGAGGTGACGGCCGCTGTGGCGCCGCGGCAGAAAATATACTTGCCGACCCACGCATTGGCCACCAGAGGCGTGCCAGTGAGTGTGATCGTCGAAGAGGTCGCGCTATTCGACGACGAGGCAATGGATGCCCCGCCTGTCGGCAGTGTGCCATTGGCGCCTGAGTATGCGCTATCTACGCCATACTCCAGAGTACCCATGCCGCGGTAACGAATCGACAGGAGCGGGTACCGCACGGCCGAGGAACCGGGCTGGCGCGTCGGGGTGTTCGGGGCCATCCCGTAGCCGTACGTAAAGCCGCGCTGAGTGTCGATCTTGCCCTTGGCGAGGACTGACACGCCGAAGTGTGTCATTGTGCTGGCAGTAGATGCCGCAACGTTGCGGATTTCGTAACGTACAGGCAGGTTGCCGGTGCGAGACCAAGCATTTACCTGCCCACTCAGGTTTCCGATACCGATCTGGTGGAGGGTGTAGGGCTCGCCTTGGACAAGGACGCCCCAGCGCAGCATGCCCGCGCCGTACCACGTAAATTCGACCCACCACATCTGGATGTTGTTGACATTGAATTTGCCAACAATCGGGTTCTGGCCGGCAAAAACGCCCTGAGGGTCAAGCCACTGATTGGACGGAATGCGTGTATCGACGACGCCATTGCCCCCCGCGTCGGTGCGGTACACTGCGTACATGCCTGTGGGGTTTGAGGCAGTGGGATCGGCCTGCTCGAAAAACACGCCATTGCCGTCATCGAAAAAACCGAGGCGCTGGCGCTGGTTGGCGTACGCTGCACCGAACAGGAATCCGCTCGACATATAGAGCGTCTTGCCCGGCTGGTATCGGACATAGGGGCGTGTCTGGCGGATTGCGGCATCGCCGGCCGCCGCAGTGACGCTCATGTTGACGCCGCCAAGGCTGGATGACTGCGCGATGGTGGCGCCGCCAACGATGTAGTTTTCCCAACGCATCGGCTGAGTGCCGTACTCAAAGTCGGCCTCGAAGAGGTTTTGCACCTCAGAAACTTCAAGCTTCCCGAGATTGTCGCGCAGGCGCTGGGGAGCCACCGATGTTTCGGTGCCGTCAGTGGTGAGACCGGAAGGAAAACCCGAGAGGCCAGTCATACGTGAATACTCCTATTAGTACGGGGCGACGCCATACTGCGCAAAGGTCCCGGTCAAAGATCCGGCGCCGCTGTTCAGCGTAACTTTAACGAATGTAGGCGCGAATGCGTACCCACTCTGGGCAGTGGCCGTCTGGCTGACCATATTGGCGTCTGCGCTGTTGGCCCACGATACCAAGTACGGCGCAACCGGGTTGGTGGGGCTGTTGGGGTCCTGCATCGCCTGCTGGACGGTATAATTGACAGTCCCGCTGACGGTCACCTGAATGGACGTCTGGGGCATTGCCCACTCGTCAAGGCGCACCCACGGCGATGACGCCACAGTGTTTGTGCCGATACTAATGTTGCCGGCAGCGGCCGAGGAGATTACCGCCGAAGAGACGGACTGGTAGTCGAGGGCCGTGTATGATGTCGTGGCGCCATTGGCGTTCACCAAGGTGACCACCTCTGTTTGGGTCTGGTTGTTCGCGTCGACGCCGGTCAGCGTGACGGTCTTCCCGTTGTCGCTGGCGGAGGTGGTGGTGAACAGTACCCGGCGCGCGGTGTCAAGCTTCACCGGGGAACTTGCCAGAGAAAATGCCGAAGTCGGTGTCTGTGCTGACGCAATGATCGAGGCATTCGCCGTGGCCAGCGGCCCTACAGTGACCGTAATGGGGCGCATATTACTTTCCCTTCGTGTGGCCTACGCGTGCCGCAGCCACGTTATCTACTAGATTTGGGTAGGGACGTCCAGCGGCGCGTGCCCGGGCTTTTGCTGATTTGATGCCCTCCCGGTCCAGATGCTTGTGGACGGCGTCTTTCGGGGACGACTTGTCCCAAAAATCTTTCAGCATTTTACATCCCACCGTTTGAGGGCAAGATTGATCCGGCTGTTGGGGTCGTGGGCGGTCTTGGACGATGTGAGTTTTTCCTTCATGCCGCACATGCGGCTCCGGAAATTGTCCCGGCGCGATGACGCCTCGTCGCTATGCGTAGCCTCGTGGGCTGTGACCGGCTTCTTGATGTTGTGGCCCTCGGCCCGGAGCGATGCGCGCCCCTTGTCGTTCAGGCCCCCGGCTGGGGATTGGCCGGACTTCCTCTGCCACGTGTCAGACATTCGCGCCTCCAATGGCAAAACGGGGGCACTGGGCCCCCGTTCGATTTGCCGTCAGACTGGGGAGCCGATTACTCGACTTCGCCGTCCATCTTGCGGCCCTTCGGGTCGGTGCCCTTGCGGGCCGACGAGAAGGGGCTCGATTCGCACGAACCGCCCGACTTGCGAGCCTTGCGGCCTGCGTGGTGGTGGGCTTCCTTGCCTTCAGCCATGCCGCCATGCTTGCGCTTCTTGCGGTGCTTTTTGGCTTCTTCTTCGTGCTCTTCGTGCTCTTCGGTCTTGCCGCCATGCTTGCGCTTGGTGCGGCCGCCGTGCTTGCGCTCCTCGGCTTCCTTTTCGGGACGGCCGTGGTTGTACTCTTCCGGCTTGCTCTTCAGGTCGTCAGCGGCTTCATTGACGCCGCCAGCTTCCCGGTGCTTACGTGTATGGCCCTTCATGGTCAGGCTCCTCAGTAGATGATGTTGCCGGATACTGCGTAGGCGTTGAATGCCTGCGCATACCGGACGACAAGGGTCCCGGCGCCAGTGCCGGTATTGGTCGAGGTAACAACAAGATCGATGTCGGTATTGCCGACGTTAAGCCAGTTGTTGATCTGCGTCAGCGACGTACCCGGAGTGACTGTAATCTTTCCGAGTGTGCCGCCAGCCACCGCGCCGGCAGTTGTCAGCGCCGTAGCCGAGGCCGTGGTGCCGATACCGAGGGTCGAGGAGCCGCCACTCCAAGCAGCCGTCACGAACAGGTCAATGCCCGTGATGAAGCTATCGGCCGGAATCACGATGGACGTGGTGAACACGCCCGCCGAGGTGCCGTTGGTGGCCTGAGTGATGGCCTGAGCCTGAACCATTTCGCAGAAGCCGAGGTTTTGCTCCCCGCTGCTGCCGCCGAGACCGGCAAGGTTGCCGGTCCCGTCGCTATTGAGCACGTTCCCTGCAAGGACCGGGCCAGTGAATGCTGTAACAGACATACGCTGTCTCCCTTACGAGGTCGGGAACGAACCCCAGACGCTCCGCCAATTGTAGTACCCAAACGAGTACCGCTCGTAGCCCTTGACCAGCAGGTTGTCGGTGATGAAATCGACCTGCATGTCCATTTCGAACTTCATGCGTTCCATGTACGACAGGCCGTCGATATTGGTCAGCAGGAACCACGCGTAGGACGACGTCAGGAAGTCGTTGACCATGTAGCCTTCGCTCAGGCCACCGGCGGTCGACATGATCGCGTTCACGTCGTTGTCGGCAGTACCCGGGCGCAGTTCCGTCTTGGTCAGGCGGATTGCGACGGGCTCGAGCTGGGGCGGGATCAGCAGCTTGCGGCCACGTGCGTGGATCTTCAGGTTCGCCTGATCGCGGAAGTTGGTACGGATCGCAATCATCGCGTTCAGCAGGGTCGACTCGTTCAGGTCAACCTGCACCGCGGGGGTGTTTGCAATCGTGCCGCCGTCAATCGGGTGGGCCGTCGAGCACAGAGACACGCCATCGCCGCCGACGGCGTTGTTGTATGTCTGCGCAAAGTTGAAGATCGACGCGCCGTAGATTTCCTTGGCCTGACGAAACGATTCAGTCAGGCCGAGGTTCGACGGGTGGAACTGCGTCTTGTACAGGTTGTCGTCGATTGCCTTGCGGGTAATCGCGTAACCCAGACCGATTTCGTTGTGCTCTTGGTTGTAGACGAAGCGTTCGCCTGCACCATTGTCGAACGATGTCTGACCACCCTCGTTCTTCAGTGCGGCAAGACCCAAGAAGCGCATCTCGACGGTGCGTTCCAGCGCCATCTTCGAATCGTGCTTCGTGAAGATCTTGTCGTACTGAGTCGGGATCATCTCGTACTTGCCTTCAACGCCCCGCAGGCCGGGGAGCAGAAGGTCTTTGATTGCCGAAAGATTGACAGCCATTTTGCCTTACTCCTTAGATGCCAGCGCCGGGACGGTTGGGCATTGCGTTGTTGAAGCCAACAACGATCTTGTTGTACGCGGTCGTCGGGTCCGAGCCATTGATCGACACCAGCGGGCTGGTAGCGCCGGGCTGGTAGTTGAGCAGCGACACGATGCGGAACGGCAGGACGGCGTTTGCGTAGTAGCCCTGAGCCGAGTTGGCCGACAGAGTATACTGGTCCGCGTAGGCGCCCGAGAGGCCGGTCGTGGTGTTGCCGCCGCCGTTGCCGACAGTGGGCGACGCCGCGTTGTTGGCCGAGTTCAGGTAGAAGCCGATGTTCTGGCCGACGTTGGCAAGGCCAACCGCGGTCGCGGTGGTGTTGCTGTTCGCGGTCTGGACAAGGAACTGAGCGTTCGGGTCGGTGATTGCGTAGGCATACACGTCGCCGTTGGCGTCCGAGCCCGGCCAATAGTTGCCCCACACCGTCTTCTTCTGCGAAGTCGACAGGTACTTGCAGCCGACGAAGATGCCGGCGACAGGGACGTAATTGTAAGCAGCGCCAAACGTCAGGGTGCTCGAGAACGCGCCGGCAACCGAGAAGGTCACAGTCGTGGTCGTCGATGCAGTCACAAGGTACGCACCGTTGAAGCTGCCGCCTGTGGCGAAGCTGGTGCCGGTGAACACGACCGTCGAGCCAATGGCCGGAGCGGCCGGCAGTGCGGTAATGGTCGCTACAGCCACGCCGGCAGTGACG